ATAGAATTTAATTTGTCACTACCCCAATACAATGAGTAGTAGTCCAAGTGTTCCTCAGCACCATATTCCTCGCAGTCGATATAGAAATACCCTCTGCTGTCATCGTCCCAAGTTTTAACTGGTATGCCTAACGCTTTTAGTTTGTTAAAGGCAACTTTGTGTTTTTTAATCATTTTTTTGTTTATTAGAATTATGTACTAAACTTAGTAAATTTTTACATTCCTGTCAAGTTTTTTCACTAACATTTTGAAAAATAATTAGCATACTAGGTCGCATTGCTGAATTTTGTGTTACACCATTAGCATCTACAAACTTAAGACGTCCTTTGATAAAACGTAACTCTGCTTGTCCATAAGCGTAATCGTGAAACCATTTTGTATCTGTGTTAGCAAACGTTAGAAATACTATTGTCTTTGCTATACCTTTGTCTAGTTGTTCGTGTGCTTTTTGTAAAAACCCTTTTACATTGCTGTAAGGTGGGTTAACAAAGTTACTTTCTCCCCAATCACATTTTAAGCCGTCAAACGTTGAATTTAACGGACAAGGATCAAAGTCAAACTGAAACTCTGCATCTAACTCGTCATATAACCATTTAGGCGTTTGCCAGTTGTCTGTTTTCTTACTAGCAAATAATTTAATTTGTTGTTCGTTCATCTTATTGCATATTTTCCGTAGTTCGGTCTACTAAGTTTATTTATTACAGAATAACGTAGTGCATCGCAGGCGTGATTGTATTTATCTACTGGCTTGTTAGTTAAATCTCCATTCTTGTCTTCTATATACTTATAGTTACGCATTTCTTTGATTACGTTTGTACTACTATCCAATATATGAATTTTATATCTTCGCAACATATCTATACCTTGATTAATTGCACCCTTACTTGTAGGTTTAACATTCCAACCCATACGATGTATTTCTTCTATACTTTTTGGCTCTGCACTATCTGCATATACTTCGTCTCGTCTGTCTAGTCCTAACGTACCTAATTCTTTTGCTATGTCTTGATTAGTCATACCAGTACGATATATCAGTTCCTTAACAAATATGTTATCTCCTTCCATATACGTACCTACCATTGCTGTTGGATCGTTTGAGAAACCGAAGTCCAAACCATAACTAACCAACTTTGCTGTTTCTGGTATACTAGGTACAGTACTAAACGTAAATACCAAACTTTTACTTTGACCTCTTTCTCCTAGTCCATATATACGCCAGTAGTTTTCGTCAGTATCTTGCAACCTTTCTATTTCCTCTATGATTGGTTGTGGCAAAAACGGATTGTCTTTGTACGTTGTCTGATAAAAAGAACAATCGTCTCTAGTCAATACTTTGTCGTATATCCAATGAAACTCGTCTGACGGATTGTAGTCAATAATGATTTGTTCTCCTGTACGGAATATCAACTGTTGCCAGTCCTCGTAATTTAATTCGTTGGCTTCATTAACAAACAACAGGTCACGTTTCCTACCACGTATCTTTTGTGGCTGGTCTAGTGATATGAACTCAATAGTATTACCTTCTATAATATACTCACTACTTGTCTTTGCGTGATAGTCCTCTGCATACATTCGGTAGTCCCTTAGTATTGTGAAGAAATCTCGCATTACTGTACCTCTAACGGCAGGAAAAGATTTACGTACTATCGTAACCATTTTACCTTTGTGCTGTTGACAATAGGCAAAGATTATCCATAACAAAATGTTATACGTCTTACCAGAACGTGTGCCACCCTGCTCTACAATGATCTTATTCCTGTCCGTCTGTAAGTGACGGAATACTTTGTTCGTGTGTATTACTTTCAATTTGTTCTGCTGTATCAATTATACGTACCTCAAATAATTGCTGTCCGTCTATTCCAGTTATTTCTTGTCGTTCTACGTAACCTCGCTTCTTACCTTTCGTTTTTAAATAAAACAACAACTCTGCTGTCTTACCTTCACGTATTGCATTGAGCAGTTTCATTTCTGCTAGGTCTAAATTACGTTCTTCAATGTCTTCACATAATTGCGAAAACTCTGGATCTTGTTTTCTCCAGTTGTAGTACGTCTGCCTACTTATACCAGATGCTTCACAACTGATACTGATATTTCCTAAGGACAATTTGAAGTTGTCCAAAAATTTATCTTTACTTTTCATTTTTACATTTTACTGATTAAACAAATGATTATTGGCTGACTTGTGCGACTGCATATCTTTTGTTGTTTTGTGATAAACATTGTCGCTGTCGTAACCAGTAATCGGTACTACCTTGTCGGCATAATCACGAACATACTTAGCAAAGAAATCAGAATAAAACTCGTCTTGAATTTTGGACGGAACATACTCGACAAGTTTACTACCCTCGTCTAAGAAAAATTGTAACGACCTACCCATTTTTTTACCCCTACGAGTATGCGTGTCTAATGCATAATCTGGGACTTGTGGACGATAGTCAGATTTGAGTGCATACATTTTTGCTTCGTCTACCAAACGAGATTTTGGAGAACGTACTAGCAAAAGTATTGCGTGAATGATTGGAATGATTGCTTCCTCGTGATTTTTTTCGGCAATCACTTGCCAGTTTTGATACAATGCTTGTAACTGCTGAGAAATTTGAACATTTGCTAAACCAATATCTTCGCTAGATATGATTAGCATACGTTTCCACAGATACTTGGCATAACCACTACCTGCTAACTCAGTACCAAAAAAGATTGCATCACGCTCGACACCCCTGCGTACAGATTTTTGGAATGCAGAACTGCACTCGAAAAAATCATAATTTTTACGTGTCAAAATTTGATAAGACATAATTATTTTTTTTGTTATTAGTCACAAAGATAACTTATTTAAAATAATTTTTTACAGAAATGTCAAATTTTTTATGCTTACTATTTTCTAAGATTTCAATTTGGGGGTACAATTCTTTTGCAACTACGTATGATCGTTTGCCTAACTCGTCTCTGTCGTATGATTGTAAGCCACCATTATTTTTGTGAGTGATTGCATTTTCATAAGCACCAGTATACGTTAGTATTTTTTTACGTGACTTAACAACCTCTACACTTATCCATAAGTCATCGAACAATAACAGGTCTTTATCCATAAATAACAGATACCATTGTCTTACCATATAGTTGCCATATACTGGACGCTTACGTTCTATAAACCCTTCTGTCTTTGCATATCTATACTCCATAGGTTTTGCACACGTGATTAATGATACGTCCTCATTTTTAAATTGCTCTAAACATTTTTCTACATACTCGTTTATTACGTCTGCTACTTGGTGTTTACGTGTTGATCGTTTTTTCAAACTCATATCGTCGTCCATTTTAAAAACTATGTCGTATTGTTTAATAGTTGCGTATCTGCCTATCTCTACTATCTGTCCCATTAAACCAGAACCATTTGGCGTCTGAACTATATTGTCTATACCAATACTTTGCTCATAATACATAACTTGGTCTTCCTCTACGAAAACTTTGTAATCATATTTAAAGTTATTTAACCAATGGCAATGCTTGGCAATATCGTATGGACGATTGTAACTAGGTATTGCTAATAACAATTTCATACTAAAATGGAAATGATACTGTTCTTTCTCCTTCTCTTAGTTTACCCTTACCTGCTGTGGGTTTTTTAACATTTATTACATTGCCAAATGTCTTACGTAGTTTCAGAGTTGTCATAAGCATATCTTCACGTGTCCTATCTAAGTTACAACCCCCTTCTGCTGAGAAGTTTCCTGCTGTTACAAAACAATATCTATGGTCTATAAACATATACCTATTTTTGTAAACATTCAAACAAGACATATAATGGTCTTCTCCTTCTGGGTAACTAACATCATACGCAAGGTTGTGTCCTTTTAAATATCCAGTATAACTTGCATTTAAATAACCAGTAAACGATACTGGCTTGTGACTAACATAATGAGCAGGACTTCTAAGGTTTGCGAACCCAAACATTTTAGCACCAACATCACTTGCTATGTCTGCACACCTTTGAATTAAACCTTTTACGTCAAATGGATCGGTTATGGCATATTCCTCTCCTTCTTCTGTATACAAACATCGCATACTTACTATGTCGTCATCAATCATAAATACATTATCAAACGTTTCTAATATGAATTGCCTACTAGCAGTTAT